ATAAAATGTTAATAGAATATCTCTATATTTTTGTGTTTGCTATTATAATATTGGCATTAGCATACTGTACAGTTAACATATAAATAGTAGTATGACAACTACAACTAAAATGGATAGGCAACCAACAAAGTTGGATTTCGCCTCGCCACAACAGTTTAAATTTCAAATTACAAAACTGCCTAAAGTGGAATACTTTTGTACAAGTGTTAATGTGCCTGGTATTTCATTAGGATCATTGGAACAAGAAACTCCATTGACAGATATACCTTTACCTGGATCAGTATTGAGTTATGGTGATTTGGTTATGACATTTATTGTAGATGAAAATTTAGAAAACTATAGAGAGATACATGGTTGGATGACAGGTTTAGGATTTCCTAAAGACAGGTCACAATTTAGAGCGTTGTTAGCTAGTGGTGCTGATAGATTTCCAACATCTTCTGGTACAAATCAAGAAACAGACGCAGGTAAGGTTAAACATGGTGCTGGTAATGTGGGTGCTATCTATTCAGACGCAACTTTAAATATACTTACTAGTAAAAATAGGTCAAATATAGAAGTAAGATTTAGTGATGTTTTTCCAGTTAGATTAACTGGATTAGATTATGACCAACAGGCAACGGATGTATCTTATCTAACAGCAAGTGTGACTTTTAATTATAAGATATTTGAGTTTGCTTTAAAAAGTGCAAGTAGAGCTACAGAAACCTCTTCCTAAACTTTACATTTTTATTAAATTATGATACATTGGAGAGATTATGGATTTAGAAAAATTACAAGAACTAGCTGATAAAGATTTGAAGATTAATGATACTGAACTTGATTTAGAATCTTTAAACACACCTCAATTACACAACAAATTTATGAAACATCTATCAAAATATAGATTGATGTTAAGTAGAGCGGAATCGGATTTAGCAGAAACAAAAAGAAAACTTTGGGAATATTATACAGGTAAAGCTGATGTTGAAGTTTACAAAGAAAATCCCTTTAACTTTAAGTTGTTAAGACAAGATGTGGACAAGTATATAGAATCAGACCAAGAGTATATTAAAGCAAAACAAAAGGTTGATTATTTAACAACAACGGTTGAATTTTTAGATAGAACAATAAGACAAATTTCAAATAGAACATTTACTATTAAGAACGCTATTGACTGGCGTAAGTTTACTAGCGGCGCTGTTTAATGTTATATCATCTTAAAGAATCTGCCAGGCCTGAAGACTTTTTATTCTCATATATAGTGTAATGGAACATTTAGATAAATTTAAACAAGTCATAGACGAATATAAAGAAGATGGAAGATACCGAGTCTTTAATGATATAGTTAGGACTAGAGGAAACTTTCCTCACGCTATTTGGTATTCAAAATACTCAATTAAAAAAATAGTCAATTGGTGTTCTAACGATTATTTAGGTATGGGACAACACTCTTATGTTATAGACTCAATGAAAACAGCATTAGAATCAAGTGGGGCAGGAGCTGGAGGTACAAGAAACATATCTGGTTCTACTCACTATCATAATGCTTTAGAAGAAGAATTAGCAGATTTTCATAAAAAAGAAAAGGCATTAATATTTACTTCAGCATATAATGCTAATCAAACAACTTTAGAAACTTTAGGAAAAATTATACCTGACTTATTGTATATATCAGACTCATTAAATCATTCTTCTCTTATACAAGGCATTAGGCATAGTAGATGTAAGAAAGAAATATTTAAACATAATGATGTAGAAGATTTAGAAAGAATTTTAAAATCATACGAAGGTCCAAAATGTGTAGTATTTGAAAGTGTATATTCTATGGACGGAGATATTGGACCAGTAAAAGAAATAAATGAATTAGCAAAAAAATATAATGCAATAACATTTTTAGATGAAGTACACGCTGTTGGTCTTTATGGACAAGAAGGTGCTGGAATATGTGAAAGAGATAATGTAGAAGTTGATATAATAAATGGAACATTAGCAAAGGCGTTCGGTGTACAAGGTGGATACATTGCAGGAAAAAAAGATTTTATTGACGCCATAAGAAGTTTGGCAAGTGCTTTTATATTTACAACTAGTTTAAGTCCAGTACTTTGTGCTGGTGCTTTAACAAGTATTAAATATGTTAGAGACCATCCTGAATTAAGAGAACAAATACACGAAAGAGCAAATAAAACTAAATTAGAACTTGCTAGACAAGGTATAGAAGTTATGAAAAATGATAGTCATATTGTTCCTGTAATTATTGGGGACCCTAAAAGAGCTAAAGCAATATCAGATGAACTTTTATATAAAGAAGGTATCTATGTACAACCTATTAATTGGCCGACTGTTCCTGTAGGTACTGAAAGATTAAGATTTACTCCTGGACCATTTCATACAGACGCATTAATCTTTGATATGGTAGTAAAACTAAAAGCGGCAATGAAAAAATGTGGTGGTAGAAATGCAATACAAAGTAGTGCCTAAACATAAAGAATATATTTTACCAACAACTAGATATTTAATAATAGACAAAAAAGATGATGTCTATTTAAAAATCCAAGCTGAGGAAGATATTCGTAGAGAACTAGGTGCTTATTTCACATTTGAAGTACCTGGTTTTAAGTTCATGAATCTATATAGAAATCGGGTATGGGATGGCAAAATAAGGTTGTTTTCATATGCAACAGGCCAAATATATGTTGGATTATATCCATACATATTAGATTGGTGTAAGAAAAATGAAGTAGAATGTGTTGATGGATCAAAAATACAAGACACTAAAGTTGAAGATAAGAAGGTTGACCAATTTATTAATGCCCTAAACATACCATTAGAAGTTAGAGATTACCAGAAGGAGGCCTTTATATATGCTGTTAGAAAAAATAGGTGTTTATTGCTTTCTCCTACTGCTAGCGGGAAATCTCTTATTAGTTATCTACTTGTCAGATTTAATATATTAAGATTAAAAGAAAGAAAGAAAAAGATACTTATTATAGTGCCAACAACCTCTTTGGTTGAACAATTATATAAAGATTTTAAAGATTATGGATGGGCACCGGATAGAAATTGTCATAGAATATATCAAGGACATGAAAAAGATACCAATAAACCGGTTGTTATATCTACTTGGCAGTCTATCTACAAGATGCCTAAATCATATTTTGCGAATTTTGGTTGTGTGTTTGGTGATGAGGCACATTTATTTAAAGCAAAATCCCTTACGGGAATTATGACAAAACTACATCAATGTAAATATCGATTTGGGTTTACAGGAACTTTGGATAATACACAAATACACCAACTTGTGTTGGAAGGATTATTCGGCCCAGTAAGAAAGGTAGTAACCACAAAAGAACTGATGGACAAGAAGACTCTTGCTAATCTGAAAATAAAGTGTATAATACTAAAACACCCAGAGAACAGAAGGAGGATGACATATGTTGAAGAAATGGACTACCTTGTTTCTTGTGAATCTAGAAATAATTTTATTCTGGAGTTGTGTAATAATATCAGCGGCAATACTTTATGTTTGTTTCAATTGGTAGAAAAACATGGAAAAATATTATACGGTAGTATGAAAGGAAATGAAAATGTATACTTCGTATATGGCGGCACTGATACAGATCAGAGGGAGAAAATTCGTGGGCTTGTTGAGAAACATAAAAACTCAACAACTATTGCGAGCTACGGTACTTTTAGTACTGGTATTAATATTCGTAACATTAACAATATCGTGCTCGCAAGTCCAAGTAAGTCCAAGATTAGAGTCTTGCAATCGATTGGTAGAGGATTGCGTATATCCTCAAATAAGGATTCCATTTTAGTGTTTGATATTGCAGATGATATATCATATAAGGAAAGGCGCAATTTTACCCTTACTCACTTTATGGAACGCATAAATATCTATGCTAAGGAACAATTCAATTATGAAATTGATAAGGTAAAACTAAAATGAACACCTCTTCATGCAAAATAATTAAATTATCAAACGGCGAAGATATTGTTTGTACAATTGAAAATAATGAGCTTGAAAAAGAATGTAAGGTTAGTTATCCATTATTAATGCAAGTTATTCCCCAAAGAACACCTAAAGGGATTACAGAATCGTTACATCTTAGTAAGTGGGTTCAACCATTTACAGATAGTTCATTTTTTAAAATTAAAACCAATAACATTATTTTGGTGGCTGATGCCTCACCAGATTTGTGTAAGTATTATGAATATGTTTTATCAAAAATGGATGAAGCTGATGGTTGTGAAGATGAAGATGGTCTTTTAGAAGAAGATGACAGCGAATTGTCTATAAGATTAGCTACGAGATCAGATTCTATTCATTAATCAATTTAAATATTATGTCCCTTGACATTTTATTGTTTTTAGTGTATTCTTTATAATAACTAAAAACAATAAGGAGAATGCTTTGACAAAAAAGAATAAGCCCCATTATGTAGATAATAAAAAGTTTTTGCAGGCTATGATTGATTGGAAATTAACTTGTGAAGAATCAGATGAACAGTTGCCGGTAACTAATTATATTGGAGAATGTTTTCTAAAAATAGCAACACATCTGTCGTATCGTCCAAATTTTATAAATTACACATATAGAGATGAGATGATTGCTGATGGTATTGAGAATTGTTTACAATATGTAAGTAATTTTAATGCCGAAAAATCAAAAAATCCCTTTGCATATTTC